CTACTGTAGTAGTCGCTGCTGGTACTGTGTAGATGGTCATGTCAGTATTCGCGCCTACTGCACCTCCATCTTTTGTCTTGAGCTTAAAAGTGTTTGCCATGATTTTCCCTTAGTTAAATTAGCTTAATGCTATAATATCTCCGATTGATGCTTCACCCATTGGGCCAGTTGCCCCTGTTGGGCCAGTTGCTCCAGTTGCTCCTGTCGGACCTTGAATTCCTTGAGGCCCAGTAGCTCCTGTCGCTCCCGTAGGTCCAGTAGGTCCAGTAGCACCTGTAGCACCAGTAGCACCAAGATTTCCACTTCGAGTCATTCCTATGTATAATGTGTCAGCATTACTTAAACTACCACCAGAAGCTACATGAGTTACTGGTACTTGTAACCATGCAGTATTATCTGTAACTGCACCTGTTACAGCATAAACAGCAAAAGTAGCAGGTGCTCCACTCTTTCTAATTGTGATAAAACCTTCATGTGAATTATTAGTTCCATCATCTATACTGGCAATCAAATCAGAAATATCAGCACTCTCAGCCGTTTGTGCATCAAAAGCTATATTAGTTACTGATCCTAATGAAGCATTATTTAATCTTATATTACCAGCAGCAGGGTCTCCCATAGTTGTACTACTATCAAAAGTATATTTCCAAGCTATAGCACCAGTAATATTAGCTGTATTAGTTTCACTAGTAGCAGCATTGGTAGCACTTGTGGCAGCAGCCGTAGCTGAGGCAGCAGCATTGTCAGCATTGGTTGTACTTGTATCTATCTGTGCATCTACATAAGATTTATTAGCAGCATCATTAGCATTAGTAGGAGTAGTAAGATCAGTAATCTTTTTGGATAACGCATCCCAACTATCAGCTCCTGACAAGTCTAACGCTAGGTGGTTATCCCGTTCATCCAAAGCTTCTTGAGACATATAGAAAGCTTGTTTGGAATCTAAGTCTAAATCTGATTCTGTTAAGTTAGAGCCGTCAACATAATCAACTAACCTTACTGTATCACTTGTAGCTCTTTGTATAATTACTTTATCTGTACTGACTACTGTAGGTGTAGTGATAGTAATTTGCCCGTCATTCACCCAAGTAAAGGTAGCAGCCGAACCATTAACGGTAACAGTTACATGACTTCTACTTATAAATGGAAATGTAACAGCAAATGACTGTGTGCTACCGTCAGCAGTATAGGTATCTTTTGCTCTAGCCATAGTTATCTAAAAACCTCAAATAATGGGGAATCTTGTTCAACTTGATCTTGTTGTTGTCTATATAATAATTCTTGGGATTTTGTATCTAGTTCACGATATTGATTTCTTAATGCCTGTATAGCTGCATTTTTATTAGATAACAAAACTTGTTTTAATCCTTCTTGATCTGCTAATCTATTACCAGTATTAAATTGATTAATAGGAATACGTTTATTATAGTCTCCCCAAGTTTTAGAAAGAAAATCTATTTGTTCATTATTTAATGTAATCCTTGCTCCATTAATAGTAACAGTTCTAACGGCTCTCATATCTGTTAAATCTACTTTTAATTCTTGTACCCTTTGATCTACTTTACTTTTAGTTATATGAGAAGGACTAGCAGGGTTTAATAAATTATTAAAACCACGCATTAAGACATTAGTTTTATTACCTGGATAATATTCTACATTACCTTCTAAATCTCTATGTGGGGCTAAATCTGAACTAAATCCAGGAGTTCTTGCATAGATAACATTTAAGATTTCATCAGTAAGATTAGCGTCATCTGTAACTCTTTTAATAGGATCAATAGTTCTTGTGATGCCTCTCATAGCAGCAGAAGCAAATGAAAGTGGAGGTATTACATTAACTAAATCTTTAGACACTTGTTCTGCTGATCTATTAGGGTCTAATTTTAATAACCCCATTACATTAGATAAACCTTGCATATATGATTTATCTTCTAAATTTCTAACTATTGCAAAAGTAATCATCCCTGCTGCTTCTTGCATATCTTCCATAACTAAATCATGGAAATCCTCATCCATACCTCTTGTTATAGAATTACCTAACATCATAAATCCTTGGTAATAATCTGCCATTAATCCCATAGACATTCCTACAGGATCAAGACGATTATATGGAACATAAGTATCAGTATCACTAAAAGGATTTATTTGATGTGGAATAACAATAGAATAGGGTTGCCATCCAACTCTTCTTTGGTTAGCATTTAATTCTCGATCTCTTGGAGGAGCACCAGTAATTAAACCTAATTCAGCTAATCCCATTACATTTATAGCTATCATATTACCAGTTGCCAGTTTAGCTTTAGCCATTTGTACTCTAGCAGGGTCATTAGAAGCTAAATCATCTTTTAATCTTTTACTAAACCATCTCATAACAGGAGTGCGTTCTGCTGAAAATCTTACTAAATTAACAGGAGTTCTGAAGAAAGGCACATACATTTTCAACGCACCTTTTAAAGCTACCCCACCTGGATGTTCTGATTCATTTTCAATCCATTGTTGTACTAGCTTACTACGAGAACCTTTAGCTAAATCTTCAGTAAAAGTATTATATCTAGCATAATCAAGAGATTCCATGTGTAAATCTACTTCAGGATTATTTACAATAGAATCTACAGCATCTTGATAATCTTTACCATGTAATTCTAAATTAGAAGCTCTACGATGAGCAAGAGAATGTAAGTGCATCCTATAATTAATCATTTTAAAAAACTCATCTGCACTCATTAATGCTTTTGTAGATAAGCCTAATGTATTAGCTAACCAATCTGCTACTCCACCAATAGGTCCTCTAATTTGTAAACGAGAAGAAGACATCGCTTTTTCATATTGGTTATAAACATCTGTTTTAGTAAATCTATCAGAAGGAGTATCAGTTCTCCAAGCTTTCATAGCTAGGTCAAAAGCTTCTTTATATCCAGCTTTAAGTCCCATTAACATAGCATGAGACTCACCCATAACTATTCGATTATCGCCCTCACCTGTCTGTCTTTTAAATTTAAACTTTTTAGTGGTCGGATTAATATGTTCAGCATACCTCCGTTCTAATACTCCTAAAACAGAAGCACTAGCACTACCTAAAGCATTAACAATTTGTGTTTTAGGATTCCATAAAAGACCTGTAATATAAGCTTCTAATATGGCATCCATAGTTCTAGCAGCAACTCCACGCTGAGAAAACTTAGAAACACGCAAAGCAGCATCTTCTTGTTTAGCTAAATGATTTATAGAGGCAACAAATTTATCTAAATTATCTCTACCACCAAAAGATGAAACTAGAGCATCTACTTGAGCTAAACGTGCATCAGCACCCCTAGCTTCTATTTTCATCGCATTTAAAGCTCTAGCAATTTCTCCTTTTATTCCAGATATTTCTTTTTGTATTCCTGTATGAATATAAACGTGTCTTCTAACTGCAAGAGCATCTTCAGGTAATTGTGAGTCTTCTGCTTTTCTAGCAAGAGTAAGCATATGTTCAGCAGAAGCTACAAGTACCCTTCTAGCTGCAAGAACTTTTGCTCCTAATCCTTTAGTAGATAGGTACATTTCATTAATATTTTTAATAGATGTACCTGCAAATTCTGCTAATTCTTCAGTATCTTTAAAGGTTACTTTTTCTTTAACTGCACCACCTAAATTTGATACCGTCTCTAAAGCTGCTTTAACATCATCAGTTGTTTTAATGTAGTCAAAGTTAATATCAGTATTTTCTAAAGTAGCTCTAAAGTCTTCTTTTTGTAGTGCTTCTGTTAATTCATTTAATTGATCCCCTCTTACTTTAAGATAAGGAGATTGTATGCCTCGATCAGTAAATACTTTTGGGAGTTCTTCTTTAGGTACAGGAGGTCTTATTCGTTCATCAAATCTCTTAGGTTTACTGACTTTAACTGTAGCAACCTTACCATCCTTTGTTTTTATAATTTCAACATTATCAAAATGCTCTTTAGCTAAAGACTCAAGTTCTTCTGGTGTAAATCCTTTTTGAAAATTCTCTGTTCCTTTATTTGGAACAATATAACCATCTTCAGGATTGTTTTCAGTAAATTCTTTCCAAGTATCTTTTTTAGCTGCATTTATATCTTTGTCACTTCTAACTGAGATATAACCAACTCCATCATCAGCCATAGAAGTAGCCATATCAACCATAGCTTGAGTTCTATTTTTAGAACCTGCTATAACATTTAAAACAAAATTCGATACTACTGTTTTAAAATTTTGTTTACCTAAAGCATCTCGACTTTTTGTAGAATTAAAATTAGGATCATAATGAACTGTCTCTCCTTCTGTAACTCTATCTAAAAAATCACTATCAGGATTTCTAGGAATAGGCTTACCTTTTTGGGTTGTTTGTAAACCATCTTGTCCTGATCCAAAATGTAAGGTATCACCTTTAAAATCTAATTCTTTATAGCCTTCTTTTTTACCAGCACTCTTACCTGCTTGTTCCATAGGAGTACTGAGTTTATTCTTCTGTCTTCCTAAAGCAGTATTTTTAGCACTTTTATTTAATTGTTTTTCTAAAGAATCTGTAGGAGAAATTTCCGGTGGATTATCTAAATCTGATTCTACATTTAATCTGTCTGCTTTATCAGGACTTGTGATATTAGAAACTTCTTCTTCAGTAATACCTAAATCTTTTCTTCCTCTAGCTTTAGCTCTTTCTATTTTATATTCTCTAATAGAATTAGCTAACTTTACAAAAACAGATTTAGCACCTTTTGTTCCTACTGCAACTATTGGTTCTGCTATAATACCAATAGCAGCCCCAACAAAAGCATTTTTAAAACGGTTGAAAACGGCAGGATCATCGACATTAGTTCCAAGATAATCCAAAACCAAGGATTGTAATTCAGGACTGCCATCAAGTTTTGAACCCAACCAATTAGCAGCATTAGGATCATTCGGATTAAATCCAACAAAATCAACAGGAGCACCTGCAACTGTACCTTTGGTAATAGACTGTCTAAGCTTGCCACCTTTTTGTACCCATTTTAGTTTATTTACTTGTCCTAATATTGGTATAAATCCAGTTAAAAACTGAGTTGAGCCTCTAAGGACTTTACCAGTATTACTTTTAGGTTGTGCTAAAACAGGAAGGGGAGTATCATCTAACGGCTGTCCTCTTAAATCATCTGATAATTCACGCACTCCTTCAGGTAGCCTTTCGTTGATCCATTGAGAGGCATCATCTAATCCTAGAAATTTCCAGGTTTCATTTCCAAAATCAGCAAGACCACCAGCAATAGCCCAAGGAGCTTCTTTACCACCTTCAGTTACATCATTCCAAAACCCTTTGTTTATTTCTTCATTCTCAGTATCAATGGCTGATCTACTATTTTGAACAATATCTGCTTTAGGATTATTACCTTCTATCCTAGCATTAAGATATTTGTTATCTTCGTTTTCAATATTTTCTAAGGTATCAACCACTTAATTATCTCCAAACATATCATCAATAAAATTCTTAAATCTACTACCCCATCCTCTAGTATTAGACTTTTTATTGTTTAAAGGAGGTGGTGGAGGAAGTTGTGGTCTATATCGTTCATCTTTAGATAATTCTAAAACCTTTTGATTTACTTCTAAATTCCAAGCA